TAAATAGCATTGAAACACAAACAACAATAAGCTCCACAGGATTGGAGAACTTGATTAATTTCAGCGGTGATACAACGACAAATGATATTGGGATCGCCTTAAATACAACAAAAGGAGATTCAATAAGATACCTGACTGGAATAGTTGTTAGCGGGGGCGCAGAGGTTCACCAAGAAAGCTACTCTGTGGCAGGCGGCGATACTTTAGAAACAAGTGCCACTTTAAGTGAGATAATTTTATAAATAAGTGTAACTATAGGTGTTACATGGCAGTCAAAAAATTGGCAAGCTCATTAGAGCTAAAGCCCCATTTCCACAATTCTATAAAGTTTAAGGAGCGGCGGTTTAAATTTACCGCAAAGCAAAAAAGGTTCCTTAATGTTCTTCTTGACCCCGAAAACAAGATACTGTTTGTATCAGGGCCAGCAGGCTCCAGTAAGACATACATGTCTCTTTATGGTTGTCTGCGTCTGATGGCAGACGACGCTGATAGAGAGCTACTTTATGTCCGAAGCATAGCTGAAAGCGCCGACAGGGGACTAGGAAGCCTACCAGGGGACATAAGCGAGAAGTTCAACCCGTTTCTTATGCCTTTGTATGACAAACTGGACGAAATCGTTTTTGAGGGCGACAAGGACTTCTTGAGAAGGCAGGGCAGGATTTCTGCGGTTCCGATTAACTTTATGCGTGGGGCAAGTTGGAATAACAAGTTGGTTATTGCTGATGAAGCTCAGAATTTCACCTTCAAGGAATTAACGACACTCGTTACTCGTATCGGAGAAGGTAGTAAGTTAGTTATTTGCGGTGACTTCATGCAAAGCGACATAAATGGAAAAAGCGGATTCGAAGAAATGTTCAAACTGTTCAAGGACGAAGAATCAAAAGAAAATGGAATCGTTTCGTTTTCCTTCAATCAAAAGGATATCGTCAGGAGTAAAATCTTAAAGTTTATCATTTCTAAATTAGAATCTCATAAACAAGTGTAATATAATAGAGTATAACAAGAGCAACGTCAACGCGGAAGCGGCGAACAGCTATTTTATACACAGGACAAGTCACTTGTTTTTAACATTTTAATTAGAAAAAGTAAGTATTTATTTTATAAATATTAAGGAACCGATGGCCCATTTATTCTGTCATAGCTGTGGAACTAAAATCGAGTATGCTCACGCTCAACCTAATTTTTGCGTTAAATGTGGGCAGGCGTTGAATAGCACTGCGAGTGTTAAGAAGCCTGATGCTCCAGTTGCCTCAGAAGCAATCTCTGATGACGAGACCAACGCTGAGAACATACCTTCTATTTCAAATATTCAAGTAGAGTATGAAGCTCATGGTAATAACACCTTCACTTTGGGTTCATTGGCGGGAAAAAACACTCCCCCAGATTATAGGCCACGCAAGGGGCCTAGATCCGTAAATGAATTCATTGATGAAAAGAAAGAGTGAATACAGTTACGAAGATTTCTCTGATGTCATCGACCTTGCTATAAAAAAACAACGTTCTAAGTGGAGACTTAATGCTGTAAAGTGGTTCGACTTTGAAGATGTTGAACAGATCATCAAAACCCACATAGCGAAGAAGTGGCACATGTGGGACCAAGAGCGCCCGCTGGAGCCGTGGATTGGTAGAATAATCTCCAATCAGCTTCGCAATCTAATTCGTAATCATTACGGTAACTATGTGAAGCCGTGTACAAACTGTAAATACGCTCACGGAGATTTTTGCACCCACACACGGACGAAAAAACAAGATACGACATGTGACCTTTATGCTAAGTGGGCCAAATTCAAAAAATCAGGCTTAGAGCTAAAGATACCGCTTTCCACCGAAGACTTTCACACAGAGGTCAATAGTAAGGAATATACAGACTTTGATTTCGATACATCACTGAAGAGGCTGGATATTTACATGGAGATCAAACTAAGCCCCACTCATTACATTGCTTATCGAATGTTATACTTCGAGGACAAAAATGAAGAAGACGTTGCCAAGTATATGGGTTACAAAATTTCCCCACAAAAAAGGAAGCTGGGATACAGGCAGGTTAAGAACCTTAAAAAGAAGTTCCTTGAGGTGGCCTTAGAAATTCTAAAAGAACACGACATTATAACCGATGGATTTGAATGAACAACAAAAAACCTTTTTAAGAGAGAATGCCTCTCGTATTCCCGACTTAATCGATCTGACACGCCAATGCTTCGATGATGACACCCTCGATGGTAGGTCTAGGCAAGGAAGGGCTGTTAGAAAATTTCTCGTTGAAAATTCTATCGATTTTCGCACAACTTCTCGACAGCCAACCGAAAATATAGAGTTTACACGCGAACAACGTGAATTCATCATGCAACAGGCGGAAAATGGATTGTCGTCGCTGGAAATTGCCCGAATAGTTTTTCCAGACCGCACTGTACCGCCACTGAGCAATGAACAGAGGGCAGTTTTGTCAGAAATTCGTTCAGTCAATCCCGACATTTTGCCTTCGCAAGATAGTGGAGCGCTACATTCATACATTTCACCTAAGTCTCCGTCCAGAATCATTAAAAAAATCAATGACGCTACTGGAATCGGCTTAGATGAATCGAAGATTAACAGACAGAAGCAAATTTGCATAGAAAAGTTGGGGATCAATCTTTCCAACTCTCGTTTTCTAAAAATTATAAACAATTACCTCAACGAGGACGATAGGGTGCTGTTTGAACATGAGTTCGTTCGTTTGACTTGGGACAAGCCTGATTTGACGGCGGATGAAATTAATTTGTATTTAAATGTCTGCAAGGAGGTTATTAATTTGGAGGTAGTTAGCTCTCACCTTAATAAATTGAATGACATGTTCGATGTTGCTGACGATCAGCAAGAAATGTCTATTCGCCTAGCAGAGATCATCAAAGCCAAGAGTTCTGAGTATCATCAGTGCGAAAGTAGGATAGAGAACCTAACAAAAAAGCTTCAGGGTGATCGCGGTGAGAGAATGAAGAAGTTACAGAAGGAAAATGCTTCTTTTCTTTCTATTGTTCAATTGTTTCAAGAAGAAGAGGAACGGAAAACGATGGCTAAGATCGCTGAGATGCAAAAGCAAACCGTTCGAGAGGAAGCAGACAGGCTAGAGAACATGTCCGAGTGGAAAGCGAGAGTTTTGGGTATATCAAAAGAAGATGCAATATAAATGCAAAGAATGCGGAGAAGAGTTTGGCTCATTGCGTAGTCTCCATGCACATATCAAAAAACATGATATGCTGCTAGGGGATTACTACGTTAAACACTTTCAGCGTAAGGACAAGCTCACTGGTGAGCTAATTCCATTCAAGAAATACGATCAATACTTCCACACCTCATTTCTAAACACATCAAACATGAGGAAGTGGTGCAAGACTGCTCCCAAGGAAGAAGTTGAGAGTTTTGTGATTAAATCCATTAAAGATAAGCTCACATCCAAAAAAATCAAAGCAGGACCGCCCGCTCTCTACTTAGAGACCTCTGGCTTGCCTGATATGGAGATATGTAAAGAGATATTCGGCAGCTATAGCGCTACCTGCGAAAAGTTTGGTATGTTGCCTATGCTCTCAGGGCAACTACCAAAAGAGTTCAATAACGACTTCTCTAAAACCCCCATCCTGATAGATACAAGAGAGCAGCAGCCCTTGTCCTTTAAGAACAGTGAGTTGTTGAAGCTGGACGTTGGGGACTATGGCGTTTCTGGAGAACTTTATGATTATACATTTGTGGATCGAAAGTCTTACCAGGATTTTGGTGCTACTGTAACTGGCGGCTACGCGAGATTTGTAAAAGAATTAGAAAGATGCAGAAGTTTAGGTTGTTTTTTGTTTATAGTTGTAGAATGCGGTTTTGATGACATTCACAGGCAAAACAACGCTAGTTATAAAAAATTTAATTTGGGGTATGTCTGCCACCAGATGAGAAAGATTCAGGCGGAGTATTCAGATTGCTGTCAATTTGTGTTTAGTGGCTCCCGAGACGAAAGTGTAACTCTAATACCAAAGATTCTTGTTTTAGGGAAAAAACTTTGGCGGGTAGACCTGCAATACTTCTGGAATAAAAAGATTAAGAAAAATGGCTTGGGAAACAGGAAAACAGAAACTCAACCGAGAGTTCAAAGATATAAACACAGAAGTTTCAGAAAAAGAGGGGTATTTAGAGGAAACTGAGGCAAAAATTTTGCTTTATAAGTTTCTCAGGGAAAATCCTTCATTTGCTTCTGAATTGTTAACTGGGGTAAAATTATTCCCCTTTCAACATATGGCTATAAAGGCCATGATGGAGTCTGATTACTTTTTGGGCATCTGGAGCCGTGGAATGTCCAAAAGCTTCTCTACGGCGATTTTCGCGCTCTTAGACGCTATTCTGAATCAAGGTGTGCAGATAGGTATTTTGTCTAAGTCTTTTAGGCAATCAAAAATGATCTTCAAAAAGATAGAGGAGATATCAAAAAGCCCGAAGGCCACCTTTTTTGCTCAGTGCATTACCCGAACTTCAAAAATGAATGATGAGTGGGTTATGGAGATTGGTAGGAGTAGCATTCGCGCTTTGCCACTGGGCGACGGCGAAAAGCTCAGGGGTTTTAGATTTCAACGCATGATTATTGATGAGTTGTTGCTAATGCCCGAAAAGATTTATAACGAGGTGATTATGCCATTCCTGTCTGTAGTGGAAAACCCCACTGAGCGTCAGGAGATACATGATCTGGAAACTCAGTTGATTGAGGCTGGAAAAATGAAAGAAGAGGAAAGGCGTGTATGGCCAAACAACAAGATCATAGGTTTGTCATCTGCATCTTATAAGTTTGAATACCTTTACAAGCTTTATCAACAATATGAGAGCCTCATCCTAAATGAGAACAAGCAGGACGGAGCGCATAGAACAATTATGCACTTTAGCTATGACTGTGCGCCCGAACAGCTATACGACCAGAACCTTATAAGTCAGGCGCAGGCCAGCATGAGTCAGTCACAATTCGACAGGGAGTTTGGGGCGTTATTCACAGATGATAGCTCTGGGTATTTTAAAGTTAGCAAAATGGCAGATTGCACTTTGCCAGATGGAGAGGGGCAGTGTGTGGAAGTTATAGGTAATCCGCAGGATGAATATATTTTAGCCTTTGACCCATCATGGTCTGAAAGTGAAAGCTCTGATGATTTCGCGATGCTTTTAATTAAATTAAATAGGGACACCCGTAAAGGCACGGTGGTTCACAGCTACGCCTTGTCAGGAGCTAATTTAAAAACACATATCAAGTATGCCGCTTACCTGTTAACATATTTCAATATCGTTGCAGTTGTGGGTGACTACAATGGTGGAGTGCAGTTCATGAATTCTTGCAATGAAAGCGAGGTATTCAAGAAGCAAAACCTTAGGTTGGAGGCAATTGACGCGGAATTGGATAAAGCACAAGATTACAATAAAAATATATTAAAATTAAAAAACCAGTACAACAAAACAAATAGAAAGTTTGTTTTCTTGAGAAAGCCTAGCTCTCAGTGGATTCGATATGCAAATGAAAGTTTGCAAGCAGCATTTGATCATAAGAAGATATTTTTTGCTGGGGCGGCGATGGATGATGATTACAATAACCAGAGGAAGGCCAGAATCCCAATTAAGGAATTAAAGTTTCTAAGGAATGACCCAAATGAGACAAGTGCCGTTGGAGCGAGGATGATTGATTTCGTTGAGCATCAAAAAGACATGATGGATTTGATCAAGGTACAGTGCGCTCTTGTCCATGTAACAACTTCGGTTCAAGGAACGCAAAGCTTTGATTTGCCCCCAAACCTAAGAAAACAAAAAGGTGCTGATAAAGCTCGGAAAGACTCCTACTCAGCATTAGTCCTTGGAAACTGGATGGTTGGTGTTTTCTTTGATATGGAAAGTCATGAGGGTGATCAAGTGCATTCTACGTTCACTCCAATGTTTATTTCTTAACATTTAAAAGTTGAAAGTCAACTTTGGGGTGTAATATAAATCACATCCCATGGCTAAGAGAAAATATAATAAGAAGTCTGATTATTGGAAAAAGTTTGAAAAGGATAACGAGCAGTCAGAAGGCTCATATGTTGCCCCTTCGGCTAGTACAACAATACCTGATCTATTGGGTGAACCCTTTTATACGTCTGATGCATCTTATTCAGATGTGGTCAAAGCACGAACAAACTTAGATGTTGGCAAAAGAAGTGGCACTCGCACAAATAGGGTAGCTTATCGTAATCCGCACGATAGATTTTCTAGCATTAAAGTTGGCCTACTACCCTACAGCTACGCCGCTGATGGGTGTAGCGCCCGAGATGGTATAGAGCTTTGTCAGAAGGCTTACGCTAATGTGGCTATTTTTAGAAACGCCATTGACATCATGGCTGAATTTACCAATACGGACGTTTACTTGGAGGGTGGAACAAGAAAGAGTCGTGAATTTTTTACCGAGTGGTTTAAGAAAATTAATCTAACAAATGTTAAAGATCAATATTTTAGAGAATATTACCGCAGTGGTAATGTGTTTCTGTATAGGGTTGATGGCAAATTCAAGGCTCAAGATTACGCGAAGCTAATGAATCAAGTGGGCGCAATCAATCCTTCCTCCAATAAAATTCCACTTCGCTACATTTTACTTAATCCGTATGACATCATAGCCAAAAAGGCATCTAGTTTTGCCATAGATGGCTACGAAAAGATTCTCTCTGATTACGAAATGGCTCGCCTCCAGAACCCACAAACGGAGGAAGATGTTGAGATATTTGAGAGTTTGGAACCCGAAGTTCAAGATTTGATTCAAAGAGGTGGATACCATAAAGATGGGGTAAAGGTCAAGCTTGATCCCTATAGGCTTTCTTATTCTTTTTATAAAAAACAGGATTATGAGCCATTCGCTATCCCCTTCGGCTTCCCTGTTCTAGAGGACATTAATGCTAAGCTTGAGTTGAAGAAAATGGACCAAGCCATAACTAGAACAGTGGAGAATGTAATTCTGCTGATAACGATGGGCGCTGACCCTGATAAGGGTGGCATCAATGCCAACAATTTAAAGGCGATGCAAAATCTCTTCAAAAACGAGAGCGTTGGGCGTGTTTTGGTTTCCGATTATACAACCAAG